GTTAGGCTGGTAACTTGTAACCACATCATATGCCTAACTTGAGGTTCTCAATGTTTCAATTCGAAATGCAGATTGAGAATGTCTTAATTGTATTGGCTATGTAATTATCACTATCAAAATTATTGGTGTAGTAATAAAGATCAAGGGAGTAAGAGAGAGAAATATCCTTCTCTATCTTTCTCTATCATACACTCTACATACTACACCAATACTGATATAGCTGAGCAAAGTATGCCCTTATTAAAGGGCAAATGATGCAAATTCAGGAAGTTTAGGCAGTTCGCCGAAACCTTCGAATTTGTGAAATTCTTTCTTAAGACCGAGCATCGCTTCGGGTTTAAGTTCGGTATAACGAATTATCGATCCGATAATACGTTTACCACAGTTGATCTTTGAGTTATCAGGTAATACGGCAATGTAATTGCCATTACCCGAAATCTGCCAACTGACAGCGGAAGTTGAGATTTCATTCATTTTGCATTTTTACGTTGGGGGGATACATCCCAACGCTAATCTTAGTGGGGGTGGTCTAGGGGAAGTACTCTTCTCTATTATACTCCTACATTTATTTAATTTTTCTCTATTACTCCTATACATATTTCTCTATTATTCCCAAATTAATTTTACTTTTTTATAGTTCATACTAACTATCTAAGCCTTGAGTTACCCTATATCTATCTTCATTATATCTTGCTGAAATCTTCTAAAATGCTTATTGGGATTAGGTTTTACTATCATATTTTTTTTATTATCTACTATAATTTTAGTTATTATTATATATAACCGGGGGTATTTGCCATCTAGGGGATTTAGGTGGGGGTATCATTTTTTTAGACTGGGTATCAATCTGTTAGTAGAAATAATGTCGCTTGTTATTATTTTTCTTCAAAAAAATTTGGATTTAGGTAAAAAATGTATTATCTTTGCATCGTCATTTCAGAGAGACACCCCAAGAGTGTAACGCAGAAGAGGGCGAAGTACATGATGGGACCTTTGGGAGAAAGTTTTCGAGCTGCTGAAATAATGCAGGACATATCGGACTAGGACCAAGATGACGAAAGGGTATCAGGACTGGGAGTTCAAGACTGTTAACATGTGCTAGGGTATGCTTTTAAAGTTAGCAGATAGGAGAAATTACCGCTTGAATGAAAAGGGATACTACAGAGGTAGCACTCATGGTCGGTTGATCAGTTGGGGGATTCCTCTTTTGTTTAAAACAAAGATTATAAAACAATGAAGTATAAAAGAGTAAAAGTTTGTAATTCTTGTGGAGAAGAGAAAACAATAAGTAACTTTGGTGTCAAAGACAAGGAGTTATATAAAACAAATAAATATAAAGGAAGTTATGACACATGTCTTAAGTGTTATTATCATAATAAACCAAAACAAATATTATTTCCTGTAAATAAAAAGATAGAAAAGAAATTAAATAAAACGGGAAAGATTTTAAAAAGGTTTTCAAGGGATAATAAAAAGAAGGCCACAAAAGGAGAGATGATGATGTATGATGCATTAAAGAGAAATAAGATATTATTTACATCTCAGTATCCGATATTTGATACTCATCATAGATATATTGTAGATGCGTTTATACCTGTAGAATTTGGAGCCAAAGGGATTGTTTTGGAGGTTGATGGTGAGTATCATAAGAGTGAAGAGTTAATTTTAAAAGATAGGAATAGGGATGATTATATGCATCTTAGGGGATTTAAGGTTATTAGAATAACGAATAATGAGGTAAAAGATAGGATTAATGATATTATTAGTTTAATTATGAGTCATCATCCTAAGTTAGATGTAGAAAAAAATGATGCATTAGATTGTGATCATGTTATACGATTAGATTAATATAGAAAGGTATTATTATGGAAAAAGGTATTTTAACTGAAAAGATGGAGATTGAGTTGTCTAATAGTTTGGATAACTTGGTTAAACTGAAGGGTATTTTAGAATCTGTAGATGGGATTGCTTTTAAGATGGTGATCACCATTATTGACAATAATATTGCCGAGAAGATTCCTTCTCCTTATAAGGAGACTTTAGCTGTACTGTTGATTGACATTTTCGAAGATAAAGATTACAATGCTGCTGCCGAGAAAGCTGCTGTGTTTGTAGATGGTCTCGTTGATATTCCTGGATTGGATGATCCTACTGAAGCAATGGTGTTTAAAGGAATCTTTACCACGGTTGCTGGGCTATTTATTAAACCCAATACAATCTAAGATGATTGTAAGTATTAATGATGAAGAAAGACTAGTGTTAGTAGATGGAAGTAAGATACGTTGGTCTTATGTAGAGTTCTTAAGAAGGAAGTATAGACCTTATAGGGTTCGCATAGGAAGGATTGATTTAGCCACTTCCACACATGGGTACTGTAATCGAATATATTATATTTAAGGTATGTTAATAGTAGATGTATACAATCAAAAGATTCTAGTATATGGGACCATTGATGCTAGTTTTGTTTCAGAGGTGAGTGGTGAGTATAGTGAATTTACAATAGAATATATTACAGAAGAGAGGATATGGCATCCTCATAATTAGTATATTTTAAAAAAGGAGGTTTATATGGTATTTTTCGAAGATTCTTGGAATTTCTCATGGAAGTCAGCTACCACAGATAGTGGAGTTAGGTTAGAGGTCTATCTGCCTGGATATGGAAAGGATGATGTAGACCTAGGTCTGTATGGCAAAAAACTTCAGATTAAAACTAAGGACGAAAAATATGAGAAAACATTTAAGGTGCTTGTTCCGATTGGTTCTATAACCGCAGACATGGCTAATGGAGTACTAAAGATAGATATTCATGAGGACAAGGCCAGTGAATCAATAACTAAGATTGAAATTGCTTAAAGACAATGCAAATCGAAAAGTAAGTGCCCTGGTGGTGGTTATGCCGCTACTGGGGCATTTTTTTTGAAGAAAGGAAAACAAAATGAATATAACAACAATGAAATACTTCTTCTCTAAAAAGGATAGAGTAGTAGTAGAAGGAAAGAGTCCACTATTAGATCTTTCTAAATGTAGGACTAAGTTAGCTCTTAAAAAGGATTTTTATCTAGGTTGGGTAGAACCCGATCATCTGGGATGGGAATGGGATACAAATGATCTGCAGATCTATTCAGAGGATTTTGTAGATATAAGAAAGGGCGAGATTACTCTGATAGCAGATCCTATACTAGTAATGCCTGAGATTCCTACATGGGTAAAAGAAGAAAGAGAGAAAGGAAAGAGTGGGGATTATACACATTACTCTGGAATGCTTATGTCTAAGAAACTCTTTAAGCCTCCGTTTATAGTTGAATATGTTGGAGAGATTCCCCAAAAAGCAACGTTTTTACCTGGGATATGGTTACTCAATGATCTAGATGGTAAACTGCGTGAAATCGACTGTTTTGAGGCTTTTTCAGGCCGTATCTTTTTTTCTGTACATTATGGGAAGGATTATGCCCATAAGAAGTATGATATAACGAATCTATACAAGAATCTATCTGGTAACAAAAATGTGATTAGAACCGAGGTGTATGAGGATCATGTGGCATGGTTCTGTAATGGGATTAAGGTGAAGGAGTATAAACTAGATTCTAAGGGTATCGAGTATCATGTGCTAGCTACAATGATTGTTCCTCATCCTAGAACCGTAGCTCCAGATTCAGCCAAGGATGGACAGCGTATATGGAATAATAGTTGTGAGTGGACATTTGATCATCTAAAGATATATAACAATGGTTAACAAAAGGATTTCAATCAAACTACTACCTATCCAGTTCCATATAGTCGTTTTAGAGTCATTGGAAGACGATTTTGCTGATTATAGAAAGATCAATCAAACAGCAGGGATGGTACTAGCTGCTACACATAGTTTTAATAATGGACATATAGCAATCATTTTAGATTTACATGATAGAAAATCTATTACGATAGGAGGTGTCATACATGAATTGGAACATGTAGTAGATTATATAGAAGGGTATGTAGATCAAAAATATCAATGTCTAAGTGAATATAGAGCTTATTTACTAGGATATGTAAGTCAAGTTACTATGACGACTTTACTAGATCACGGATATGTAATTAAAAAGATAAAAGGAGAATACAAATGGACGAAAGATTAGAAGATCTGCAGTTGGCAGTTCAATCATTGGGAAAAGGATGGACGTTAAGGTTTCAACATATAGGAACTATTGACGAATACCTATCTCAGTACGTATTAGTGTATGATGATGGGATCTCCAATAGAGAGATTTTGCTTGGAGAAGCCACGTGTACTAAAGATAGTACAGAAGAATGGCTATTAGATCAGATTTTTTTCTCGCTGATAGTCAGAGGGTTAAGTGATTATGTTAAAAAAAACTGAAAAAACATTTGGAAATCGTCAAAAAACATTGTATCTTTGTATTGTTAGTCAAGCCTCTTCACCTATATTGTGAACGTAACTAACAAAAACATCAATCCAATAAGGATGATTATGATAGACGATTTAAAGATTATTGAAAACCTAAACAGAAAGGTTGAAAAAATGAGCAAGAGAAAAGAACAAAACTTGATGATTCCGATTCGTATCTTGTCCGTTCAGGCTGAAGCAAAACCATTAGGGATAGAAAATACTCCTATTTTTTGCAAAGTAGAAGGATTAAATGAAGATGAGAATGAAGGATCTCTGATTTCTAATGGAGATTGGGTATTCTTTGTAGATGAAGTTGACGAGTCAGGATTTGTTAAACTTTACTTGTTTGGTGCCGACTATGAAAGTTTTGTGGAACCAGATGAGTTTAAAAAAGATTTCTTTATTCTATGTTAAGTAAAGTAATTGAATTTTTAGAAAGCCGACCTGGATATGTCAAAGAGGGCGGTGAAAGACTCTCCACTATTTTAAATAGTAGGGGGATAGAAACGAACCCAGACGAGTGCAGGGAAGCAATAAGACTCGTAGTATATGAACAACGTAGGAAAGAACGCAAGATTGCTAAAACATTAGCTCCTAAGATTCTGATCCTAGATATAGAGACCACGCCAATGGAGGCATATGTGTGGCAAACACAAGTATGGAAAGCCACTGTTTCAGATGATCAAGTAATTTCTAAATGGTATATGTTGACCTGGAGTGCTAAATGGTTATTTTCGCCAGAAGTAATGTCAATGGGACTTACTGGAAAAGAGGCTCTAAAGGAAGACGATACAAGGCTATTAAAAGAGTTATGGAAGCTATTAGATGAAGCAGATATTGTGATTGCACATAACGGAGATCAATTTGATATTCCTAATATTAATACTAGGTTTATTATAGCAGGTCTTCCTCCAACAAGACCATACCAAACGATAGACACATTAAAAGTATCTCGTAGTCAGTTTGGGTTTGCTCATAATTCGCTGAATGCATTAGCCAAACAGTTTGGATTAGACCAAAAAATTGAAACGAATTTTGAGCTCTGGAAACGTTGTAAGAGAGGTGAAGATGCTGCATTACAGGAGATGGAACGATATAACGTACATGATACAGAACTCTTAGAAGACGTATATCTGAAGTTAAGGCCATGGATTAAATCACATCCAAACGTAGGTCTCTATATAGAGACAGATCATGAGGTATGTCCAAACTGTGGTGGAGATCATTTAACCTTCATTGGACACTATTACACACAGGTGGGTAAATACGAAGCATTACGTTGCGATTGTGGGGCCATCCTACGTAGACGTGCTAATGTATATCCAAAAGAAAAAAGAACGTCATTAACTATTAGTATTGCAAAATAATGATTCATACAAAAAAGACCAAAGTGGTAACCGAGCGTAGTTACGCAGATAGAAGTGATAATTTTGTAACTAAGTCGATCGAAGTAATTGAGAAAAGTATTTTTGGAATTGTAATCAAGCGTCAATCGATAACAGAAGAACTGGTGAGCATAGAGGCCTCTAAAAAAGAACAGGAGGCTGTAGATAAGAGTAAAAAAGGAAGTATTGGATTTGGTAAATAAAAAAGATATGACAATAGATGAATTAAAGAGATTCCTTCCTCGGAAGAGTGGTGTTGTTCTTGAAGTAATAAAGAAGAATAAAAGTGGCATTATATTGCCAGGGCAAAGTGAACACGACATTACTACCCATACATATAAAGTATTTAGCAAGGGTCCTAATGTAGTAGATTTGGAAGAAGGAGAAGAAGTGTACCCTATGACTGCCGTTTTAGGGAAGTTGGAAGTTAACGGCGTAGATGAGCATACGTCGTATTATTACTGCGAAGACAGCTTTATTAAGTTACATAGAGTTGTAAGCAGATAAGCGTAAGGGGGAGACTTAGTTCTCCCCTCTATTGCTTAGAAGGAGAAGAAGAGATGGAATTAAAGATTAAGACCGATCAGAAGAAGTACTTTAGGCAATTACTAGAAGTACTCGCATTTGCTCCCAAATTTTGTGAATTAAGTCAAAGAGAGCGAGACTTATTTGCAGAGATTCTACGTGTTAACTGGAGTTATAAAACATTAAGTAAAGAAGATAGATGGACTCTAATTACGAGTTCTGATTCTAGGGAAAAGATGAGACTGGTTATAGGAGTAAGTAAAGAAGGGTTAAACAACCTTTATACCTCTCTTAGACGCAAAGGATTTGTTACATTTTCTGGAATAGTGGATGATTATATGCTAACTCCAGCAACGACATTAACCATTAAATTTTATAGTGATGCAGATTGATAGGAAGTTTTTCGAGAAAATCGTACAGATGCTCGAAACAAATCACATGCTTGTATATTCTAACCAGCATGAACTAGGGGTAACTGAAGCTTGGGTATCACATGTCAGCGCAACCTTACGTCAATGTAAGGAGATTAATGAAGTAGAGAAATATCAGGAAGAGGCTCAAGCCTTATGTACTTATTGGCAACAGATGGATAATTCTGAGATTGGTGGAGACCAGGCCTATCATATGGCTTTAGAAAAAACCATTGATCTTGTGTCATTAGAGGATGAGATTGGACACGATGATATGATCTATTAGTATGTTTACACAAGAAGAAAAGAAGATTATACACGAGGTTGCATTGAATCATTTTGCAAGTGACTATGTAGTCGAGGATGTTATTCTATTTATAGAACATGAGGTGGCTAGAATTATAGAATCCGCTGATGTTAAGAATGAATTTTATCCAACGATAGGTCTTATTAACTTCGGTAAGTTTTGTGTATCAGATAAAAAACGTAGATATCTTAAACAAGATTATGACAAACGGCATAAAGATATTAATGGGAGAGAAGAGAATATTAGTGAGAGGACCGGTTCCTCTGAGAAATCTACTGACCTGGGTGCAGTATGAACCCTCTCTCCTTGATTTCTCGATAGAAATCTTTGATGAACGATATGATGCAAAAGAAGATTGGAATACAAATGGAAATCTAGGTAGGTATGGAAAAACTGTTGAACAATTTTAGTATACATGATAATTTCTGGGAATGTAATCCTAATATTAGTTTAATCAAAGAATTTAAAGAAGTACATGAAAAAGACCGCCAAAAAGGGAAAAGGCAAGGGCAAGGGATGTTAATGTGGGCTATCGCTCTATTAGTTGACAAACATCCAGATAACCCGTATCGTAACCTGTCCGAAGAGGATAGAAGAATCTTAATTAAAGAAGATTATTTGAAAGATCCATCTTTTAGTTGGAGTGAGGTTGAGGGTCTTGTACAGGTCTACAAGACCTTTTGCCTTTCTCCTACAGAAAGAGCACTTATACAAATAGAACAAAAATTAGATGAACGTAATAAGCTTATTTCCTCTGCTAAATATACCATAGAAAATGCTGAAGATATTGACAAGTTAATCCTAAAAACTAAACAGTTAAATGATTTTTATAAGGATATGAAAGCCGAATTAGAACAGGAACAAGTTAATGAAGGTATTACTAAGGGTGGTAGAGTAGAAAGCGCAAGTGAGAAGGGGTTAATATAGCGTGGATAAACAATATATGTTACAAAAGGAAAGCGTCTTCCCTGTGATAAAAAATAGGAAGGCGTTTTTGCTTGATGAGATACCTAACTATCATCCAGATAGTGCAGCCTATCTACAGTTCTGGAAAGATCAGAAAAAGAAGTGCATTGAAGGGTTATGGGCATTAGATGGAGATAGATATCGATATATGCCTCCAAATCTTTATTTCTATGTCAATTTTGGAACGATATTACATAAACCAGAGGATTCTCCTAAAACAGCTCCTAAGAAGAAAATTAGACCTCATTTGACAGATATAGAGTGGGCATTCTTCTATAACTTTATGGAGACCCGTGGGTTTAGTGGATTTGAGAACGATGAAGAGTATACGTGTAATGAAGACGTAAATAGATATGAAAAGGGTTCTCTACTTATGGATGATCTCCATAGATCCTGTATTAATAAAGATGGAGTTGTCAAAACCTATATTCCTACACGTCAATATATACGAAAGTTATGGGATTGTCCACAAGGTCCTCCATTATACGAGAATGAGGCTAAAAACTGTATGTTATTGGCAGCCAGGGCACTAGGCAAGTCCTTTTTAATTGGAGTAGGCGTTATTCTGTTTGAAATCTTATTTGACGGAGCTCGTAGATATGATGAGGAAGCAATAAAAAATCCAGCTGTAGCTGAAGTGTTCGTAGGGGCTGCAACATCAGATAAGTCTAGCGATCTGCTTGCCAAGGTGAAAGACGCGTATCTTAATCTCCCAGGGGTATGGGCTAGGGGTACAGAAGGAGAACGTCCGTCTCCATTCTTTAAGGAGATGAGTGGAACATTGGCGCCTAATAATCAAAAGAACCCATGGAGACATGAGTACGATAAAAAGGTAGCTGGCAAATGGCAGAAATATGGAAGCAAGTCTCATGTATATCATGGAATATGGACAACAGAAAATCCAGAAGCAGCTGCCGGAACTAGACCTGGATTAATCGTTGTAGAAGAGGTTGGCTTGATGTCAAATCTATTAACTACACTAGGATCAAATAATGCCGCTCAGGTAACTAATGGTGTTGTTAAATTTGGATCTACGTGGATGATCGGAACAGGTGGAAACGTAGAAAAGATCGTAGAAGCCGAGATCGTATTTAGAGATCCTAGATCATACGATATGATTTCGTTTGATGATGAATGGGAAAACTCTGGAGAAATCTGTTGGTTTATTCCTGCTACATATGCCGATAGGAGGTACAAGGATGAAAACGGAAATACAAAACTAGCAGAAGCAGAACAATGTTATCTGTATCGTAGAGATGAGATTAAAAAGCATGCAAAGTCTAAGAAGGGATTAGACCTAGAAATGATGAACTTCCCATTGAAACCCTCTGAAATGTTCTTAAATGCAGCCTCTAATTCATTCCCTATAGCTGATATCAAATACCAATACGCTGAATTGATGACTAGAAGTGATCTTCTGGGTTCTACGTGGAAGGGACACTTCTATATAGATGGTAATGGAAAGGTCGAATGGAAAGATGAAAACGTGATGCCTATCTATCAATTCCCCCTAAAAGCTGGAGATGACAATCATGGATGCGTCCATATCTTTGAAAAACCAATGAGAACTTCAGATGGATCTATCCCTTATGGAATGTATATTGGTGGTTATGACCCCGTAGATGATGATGACGATAGCAATATAGACAGATCTTTACAGTCGTTTTTTATTCTTAATACGTTTACAGATCGAATCGTCCTTGAATATTCTGCTCGTACACGGCATGCAAGTCAATTCTATGAGCAAGTTAGACGTGCTTGTATTGCCTATAATTGTGTAGTTGCCTATGAAAATCAGAAGAAAGGTTTCTATGGCTATATGAAAAATAAGAACTGTTTGCATTATTTAGCAGATACGCCTGATATTCTTAAAGACTATGATATGCAGAAATCTATGGGCATCGGTAACAAGGCCAAAGGGATATCAGCTAACGAAGCTGTTAATAAATGGGGAATAGAGCTACAGATTGAATGGATGGAATCTCCTGCACAAGGGGTTGGGGAAGCGACTAATTTAAGTCTTATAAAGTCTCCAGCTTATCTTAGAGAATGTATTTTATATAATCCTAAAGGAAACTATGATAGAATATCATCTATGGGATTACTTATGATCTATAGAGAAGATGTTCTTAAGCGCACACAGGCTATGAAAAATAGATCTGTTGAACGTAAAGAAACCATAGGAGATATTATGCTTAGAGACTTTGAAAAATATAAACAACGAATAGGCTATAATTCTAGACGAAATTATAGAAATCCTTTTCGTTAGTATCGATATTTATTTTATTATTAACCATAATTTTGCAATTTGAAAACGATACGATATGACCGAAAGATATAACTCATACTTTCCTTCCCAAAAAATAGCTACTTCTTCTAAGAATAAAGATTGGTTTAAGAAGTGTATAGACGCTGCTATTAACACATCTAGCATGTCTACTACAGGGAATGGACAGCGGACCTATTTCCAAAAGAAACTCTTGCGTGATCTAGAGAATGGAATCATAGATCCTTCTGATGTGGAATCAACGACAAATTATGTTCCAGTAGCTTTTGGAACTAAAGTATTGGATAAAATTCAGAATTATCCATTGGCTAAACCTAGGATAGATCTTTTAGTTGGCGAATCTATTAAACGTAGGTTTGACTGGATGGTTAAGGTAATCAATGAAGATGCTATTTCTGAAAAAGAAAAGGAGCTTAAACAGAAGGTCACCAAGGCTATCTATGAACTAGCTATTACTCCAGGTTTATCTCAAGAAGCTGTACAACAGAAACTAAATGAGTTAACCAAGTGGGAATATTACGAGTATCAGGATCTTAGAGAACGTATGGGATCTCAGATCCTAACTTATCTTCATCGTGACCAAGAACTTCCTATTAAATTTATGGAGGGCATGAATAATGCTCTTAATATTGGAGAAGAAGCTTACTGTGTTGAGATTATAGGGGACGACGTGAAGTTCAGGGTAGTTGACCCTCTTCATTTACGGTATATTCGTAATAATAGCTCGTATCGTTTAGAAGATGCAGATATCATAGTAGAAGATAGATACCTTCCTGTAGGACAGGTAATAGACCTATATTATGATTATCTGACTCCATCTCAAGTAGCAAAAATAGAAGAAGGAATGGGAGGGACAGGAAATAATGGAGAAGGTATAAACACAACTAATACCTATCCAGCATTTCCAGCCGACATGTTTGCTGACACAGCAAGTAATACGGATCTTATTTCGTTCTTTAGTTCTAATACGACAGGTATTCTTTATGGACCATATGATGTGGCTGGTAATGTAAGAGTATCTAGGGTTGTATGGAAAGGATTGCGCAAGATTGGAATTAAATCTTATTGGGATGAGAATGGAGTTCTACAGAAGGATCAAGTAGATGAAAACTATAAAGCCAATCCAGAGATTGGAGAAAAGGTTAAGTGGTTATGGATTAGTGAGTGGTATGAAGGTACGCGCATAGCTGAAGATATTTATGTTAAGATGATGCCTAGACCTATTCAGTTTAGAAGAGTAGATAATTTATCTGCCTGTAGTTCTGGATATGTTGGAACCATTTACCCCCAATCACTACTTGAAATCATGAAACCTTATCAGTACTTCTATGTATTAGTATTAGAAGAACTGAAAAAAGCTGTGCGTAAATTTAAAGCACCTCAGATTGAAATAGATCTTGCTAAGATTCCGGACAACTGGACTCTTGAAAACTGGCTCTATTATGCTGAGGAAATGGGATATATTGTGGTCGATAGCTTTAAAGAAGCTGATCGTGGACCTGCTCAAGGTAAAGTGGTAGGTCAAGTTAATAATACAACAGGCAAAGTATATAACCCAGATATGGGCAACTATATCCAACACCTACAACTAATCCTTTCATTTATAGAAAGACAGGTTGCGGTAGTTTCTGGTGTTAGTGATCAGCGTTTAGGGCAGATCGAAAATAGGGAAACTGTAGGTGGAGTAGAAAGATCTGTATCCCAGAGCTCCAATATCACTGAACGTATTTATGCAATGCATGATAATACGAAACTAAGGGCATTAGAACTGCTATTAGAATCTGCTAAATACGCTTGGAGAAATAAGGGATCTAAGAAAGTTCAATATGTGTTAGATGATATGTCGTCTTATATTCTTAGTATAGATACTGATTCTCTTGCAGAAGCAGACTACGGGATCTTTGTTAACAATGCAAGTGATGATACGGAACTGATGTCCTCTATGAAACAACTTGCTCATGCAATGATCCAGAACGATAAGATTAATGTGAAGGATCTGATGACTATTCTCACCTCTCCTTCTATTTCTACTATGCGTAGAGAATTGGAACGTAGTGAAGGTGAACGCCAGAAAGCTACAACTCAGCAGCAGGAGATCGAAAATCAGCAGGTAATGGCCCAAATTCAGGCTAAGATGGATGCCGAGAATGCCAAGATGGAATTAGAGAGAGAAAAGAATATTAGAGACAATGAAACAAAATTAGCTATTGCAATGATGCAGGCTGATAATGCATCTGAAGTAGAAGTTCCAGAGGTAGAAGATAATTCTCTAGAAGTAGAGAAACTAAATCTACAGCAAGAAGATTCTTTTAGAAAACATCAGCTAGAGAAAGATAAGCTAAATGAAACTATCCGTCATAATAAAGAGACGGAGATAATCAGTAGGATCAAAAAACCTGCAACAACAAGTAAATAAAAAGGCTATAATTGGAGACTGAATTCGTAAAAAAAAGATAACGTCGACCATGTAGCAA